CCGCCGGCGGCTATCGGCAGCGTACCGGCTTTAAGCGCGCCGTCCTTGCCGGTGAATACGGCCTTGTTTGCGTCTGTGCCTATCTTGCCATTGTTGGTAATTGCGCCGTGGGTGTGGTTGGCCGCTGTGTCACCTGCGGTTTCCGCCGCATCAGCGTTGGCTTTCATTTGCGCATCTATTTTGATAAAATTGCCGTTAAAGTCGCCCACATCATAGTTGTCATTGCCCGCAGGTAATGTGAACTTATAATTCGTTGTTTGTGTCGCCATTTATACCTCCAAATTATTACGGATATAGTCGTGTGTATAGCTTGCAAGCTGAGCATGCGTATACGGTTTCCCTTTTATCTCGCCATGAGTAACGTATGTATACACATATTCAACCGCAAGATGCGCAGGTTTAATTTTTTCCACCGCCGCTTTGAGCTTATCCATTTGCGCCGGTATACCGCGCGTTGATACAAAAGTAATGGTAAACTTATAATCCGCATAGTATTCCGTTACCGCTACACTGCCGTTTGCATAGCTCTCCGCCACACTTTTTAACATAGCAACCGTTGTAGTGCCGGCGCTGCGCATTTTGGCTATCAAATTTTCACGCCTGTGTTGAGCGGATAAGCTTAAATCGGTATCTATGCCGTATGCTCTTTCCCATAGTTCAAGGCCATCGAGTGCCGTAGCAGCAAAGACGTTATCGAACATGGCATCTCCTGCTTCCCACAGTTTTTCAAGCGCGTATTGGATGCCCTTCTGCAAGTCTTCCACTTGTTTGCTTGGGCCATATATCGTTAGCTTATTTATCAGATTTTGCACTCAGCGTCACCGTCCCCAGCACCGGCACCTCATTCGTCTGCAAAGACACGGCGGACATGCCGTTATTCACCTTTAGTCCGCTGTAGTCATTTACGCCCGGTATCGCAAGCAGCAGATAACCTATTTTGTTGTATGATACGCTGCTCAATTCAAATGCTATGCCCTGCAAATACTCTCTTACAGCCGTTTCAAACTCCTTTTTTATTGCATCCAGCGTTGTATCAGCCGATATTTCAACCGTTGCAGAAACGTTTATGTTCTTCGCGGCAGCAGACACAACCGTTACATCTGCACCAATAGGCCGGCATGCTTCTATATGCGACTGGACAGCCGTTATTATATCCGCCGAAACTGCGCCCATATCCGGACTTGCCAGCACAACCTTAACTGTTCCGGCGCCATTCCATAGCGGCAAAACCTTAGCAGCGCCTACCCCGTCCACTTCCATAGCCCAAAGACGGTAGTGATATGCGTTGCCTGATGTTGCCGGCATTTGTAAACGCATCAATATACGGTTTCGTAGCGCTTCATCTGATTCATCATCGCTCCCTCCTACTGCCGCAACGTTATTCGTTATGCTGCTTACTCCTTCTATATTTGTAAACAAATACGCTATTTTCCCTGCTGCAACGTTATATTGCGCTCCCGCCTTTTCAGCGGTAGCGGGTATAGCAGTTTCACCTTCCGCAATAGTAGTCTCTTCGTCGGTGACAAACATAAGCCCATCCGTGGTAAGCATCCTTGTGCCGGCCGGTATGTTCGTTCCATCCACACCTGTAACAGTAATAGATACAGCTGCTTTTGTTCCTGCCTTGCGGCTTATGCCATATTCGGCCGCGCGCAATTCAAGATATTCGCCCTCATTAGTTTGTAGCAAGAATGTCTGCATTGCATAGTCTATCGTGGCATATATCTTGGCCATTTCAACGCTTGCAGCAGCCGCCATATCAGCCGCAAACGAACCTTCTATCTTGGATACGCTACCCCCATAGTTAGCCAGTATTGCTTCACGTATGGCGTTCTTATCCATATTTTCATACATTGTAGTTCACCTCTATATCCGTATTGCCGTATGACGTTACTGCTGTACAGCGTATCGTAAGCGTACTGCCATCAAATTCCGCGTGCGCATCGGCTATGCCCGATATGTCAGGATGCTGCACAAGGCATTCACGTACATATCTCACCGCTTCCGCTTCCTTAACTTCGCGTATCCATTGCTGCCCAGCAAGCGTCATTATTTCGCATCCGTAGTTCCAGCTATAAATGTCGTGCAGGAATCGCTCTGTATGCAGCGCACGCCATGCCCAGCTTTTTACCGCCTCAAGCCCGCTAACTATCTCCGGCTCCCCGTTTGCGCTAAAGCGTGGCATATTTGCAGCATAATCCCATGCTATATCACGATATTCAATTCCGTCAGCCTGTTCCGCTATGTGTAATGCCGGCTGAATAAACGGATATATATTAGCCATTTGCCGCCACCACCTTGCATATGACATAGTAAGCCTGCATATCTGTACTCGGTATTATAAGCACCATATCGCCCTCACTAAGCCCCATTTTCTCGGTTATAGCTTCGTTCTTGGCAATCGTGTTGGCATTGGCCTGTACTGTCCCGTTGACGGCATAAGCGGGCATTTTAAGCGTTATTTCCCGTTTATAATCCTTCATCAGCTCAGCATTTATATACAATGCTTCTCCGTCTATATCCATGCCAGCGCAGCTTATCACAAGAGGGGTAGTGCTTTTTACGGTTCCCGTCATACAGCCGCCACTTTTAGGCCCATTCCCCTCTGCCGTCTTCCCCATCATCTCGGCCATACCAAGATATGGATTTTCATTCTTTTCCATATATGTTTATTTTCCCTTAGTCGCATCCCAGTCGTATAAATAGAATCCTGATTCAACTTGGGTATTCCTTTTGTTGCCTTTGGATATTGCCTCACCTGCGGCTTTAGCGTCCATCGTAGCTTTCCATGCGAGCGTAAGCTTATTTGTATATAGGCCATTTTTCCACGTATGCACATCTGACGCAACATAGAATTTCCCATACAAGCCCGTGAACGGCTCATATACAAATACAGCATTACCCGATATACATTCGGCATTGCCTACATTCGTTACCGTTGCATTGCGTTTGAGCGCATTCTTTCGTATCATTTCATTCGCGGCCGCTATCGATTCTGCCCTCGATGACGATTCGATTATTTTCTCGCGCATCACTCCCATGGTCGTATCACCCGTAACGGTTTGCTTCAATTTACCACTCGCATCATATATAGCGACCTGATTTGTTATATTCTCGCCAGATTCGCTGTATGATGCATCCATAAGGTTTTCACCGCCGCGTATTACAGCCGCAATATATGCGCCCTTTTCTATCACGCTTACGGCATTGCCATCCACGCGCAGCATATACGCATTGCCGTTTTGAGCAGCAGCCAAAGCATAGCCCGTCATTATCGCTTCGTATAGCGTCACGTTCATAAAATACCTGCTAAAGGTGTACCCCGTAGGCACAAGTGCGCCTACGTTCATTCCGTTCGCAGTCAGAAATGCTTCCGCAGCCGCCTCGGCTGTCATATTCTTTATTTTCTGGACTATCTTGTTCCGTTTAACGTATATTCCGCAATCCTTAGCAGTTATAGTAATTGTGCTGCTCGCCGTAGACCTTTGCACGGACGTAATAATGCCGTTAAAGCTCTGCTCATCCGCCTCGAATGCAACCATATCGCCCGCATTCATCGGTACAGCCGGTATATTGCTATCAGTAGGTGATTGTACTATATTGGCGCTCAATGTGCGCGCGCATTCCTTTTCGCTGCCGTTCGTAGTTACAGCAGCGGCAAGCTGTGTAACATCAATATCGTTTATTCTCAGTTTCATTGTCTTATACTCGGTAGTCGCAGTGCGCTGCGCCTACTGTATATATTGTTCATATCATTAGCATTGGCAATAAATTTCGCCTTGTTCTTGTCGCCATAAACCTTATCCGCCACAATAAAAAGGTTCTCGCCCTTTTCAGGCGTATATACATCCGGCAGTTTCGGATAACGGTCTATCGACCGTCCGGACGATGCGCTCACATGGCGATACTCAGCCATTCTCAGCGTGTAATAAACATCTCCGCTGCCGTCTTTTTCGCCGTAGCTTATGCTCTCTATAAGCACCGGCATGTTAACATCAGATCCGGTAACAAGCCAGCGCACCACCTTGCGTGCTGCTGACCACTCCTTGAACCTTGCTACAAGCGCATACGGGGTTATATCATCGGTTACAGCGAAGCTATATCGATTTGCGGGAAATATGCCGGATATGCTTATACTATCAAGCGTTGGGTATCCGGCTATGCGTATATCGCCAATGGCATGGATATTTATAGTTTCTATTCGTATGCCGCTGCTTACCTCAAACGTTTCCGGCGTAATCGGCAAAATAAGACTTCCGTCAAAGCAAAACTTGGCTATGCTCATACAAGGCTCACCTCTCCTATATATCCTGATTGGGCATCCGCTATTTTATGGTATAGTTCAGTAGCAATCCGGTCTATGTCGGCATCTTCGCGTACCGTAAACTGATTCCCACTTATGATTATCTGCCCGCCACCGGCGCTATCCTGTGCGCGGGCCTGTGCAGCCGTAAGCACACGCTCGCCCTCATGTAGCGTGGCAGCAAATCCATCATACGGCACCCGTTCAAGGCCGTAAGCATGGCGGCTGCTGTGCTTTGCCGTCTTATTGCGGTTCCCGTACATTTCTCGTTTTGTTCGCTCAGAAACGGCGGCCCAATTAACACTGTTGTCGCCGCCCAGTCCACTATTATCTATTCTTGCAGCAATAAGCCCCTTGTCAAATTCCAAGCCAAGCGAATAACCCGCATCATAATACGCATCTGCCATTTCGGTACGTATCTTGCTTATAAGCTCCTTGTCGGCTTCAAGTTGGCGTTGATATCTATCATTCTGATAGTAATCCGCTTGTGCTTTTGCGCGTGCTTCTTCTATCATGCGCCCCTTGTTAATGTCATCCGCCCCTGCAAATTCATCAGAGTTCATAACATCATCAAGTGCTTCACGCAGAAGCCGTTCTTTTTCGTTTTCAAGACTTGCTTGCCATTCGCCAACAAGGCGGTTAGCTTCTTTCATTTTGTCGCCAGAATCACCAGAAAGCCAATCTATTTCAGCCTGTATGCCAAGTTTGCGCTGCTCGTTATAGCCTTCGCCCATAGCAACATCCATCTCATCCTGCATGCCTTGCAGTGTAGATGTCAAGCCGGCATAACTTTTTGCCTGTTTCTCCATACTGCCGGCAAAATCGGCGCCCATATAATCCGCTAATGCTGCCGCCGCCTCTTCGCCAGGCACAAGTCCTTTGCTTACCATCTCCTGCACTTCTTTATTCGTCTTGCCGGATGCTGCTGCAAGATAGTCCCATACAGGTATGCCCCGTTCGAGTAGCGGATTAAGGTATTCCATAGTCACCTTGCCAGTTGACTTCATGCGGCCCAAATATGTCGCTATTGCAGACATACCAGATTGGTCCAAACCAAGTGCCGCGCCTGCATCTCCTATCTTTTGCATTGTAGGCAGCAACTCGTTTACTTCATATCCGTATGTTTTCAGCACCTTACTCATGCTGGTAAGGTCGTCAAACATAAACGGTGTCTTATTGGCGAAATCAGTTACATTCTGTATGAATCTATCCGCTTCCTTCTCGTCTCCAAACAACGTAGCAAACGACATGCGAGATGTTTCTCGATTTGCAGCTAAGCTTGAGCCGTTATCAAGTGCTTCTGCCTGTGCCTGTTTAATATCGTTATAAGTGTCTTCCACAACAGACTTGAACGCATCGTCTTTCGAGCTAAACTGCTGCGTGAATGCTTTGATAGCACCTGCGCCAGCACCCACGGCCGCACCTACAGCCGTGCCAATTCCGGGTACAACCGAACCAAGGGCGGCGCCGGATGCGGCACCGCCT